TTCGTTAAAGAAAGTATTTACTGGATTCATTGAGCAGGGTGAGATTTCTAATCTTCTGCTCTCTGGTCCGCCTGGTGTTGGTAAAACTACCGTCGCCAAAGCATTGTGTGAAGAACTTGACCTTAGCTACATTGTTATCAACGGATCCGATGAAGGTCGCTTCCTTGATACGATCCGAACTCGTGTTAAGCAATTCGCCAGCACTGTCAGTTTAACTGGTGGCGGTAGGCATAAAGTCGTCATTATTGACGAAGCAGATAATACCACTCATGACGTTCAACTCTCCCTGCGAGCATTCGTGGAAGAGTTTCATAGCAACTGTCGTTTTATCTTTACTTGTAATTTTATCAACAAAATTGTTGAACCCCTTCACTCTCGCTGTACGGTCGTTGATTTCCGTATTAAGGCAGGTGAACAGCAAAAGCTACAGGCGCAGTTCTTTGAGCGCCTACAGGGCATCCTAGACGCCTCTGGCGTGGCATATGAGGACAAGGTGCTGGTCAAACTGATTCAGCGTTACTACCCCGACTGGCGCCGTTTGCTGAACGAAGCACAGCGTCACTCTGCCAGTGGTTCGCTTGACTCTGCTGTGCTCTGTGATATTGCTGATGTAAACACAGATCAACTGATGCGAGCAATGAAGGGTAAGGAATATAATGTTGTGCGTCAGTGGGTGGTTGATAACATGGATAGTGACCCTAACACTATCATTCGTAAAATCTATAATGAGTTGAGTAACGTCCTTGAAGGTTCTTCTATTCCTCCTGCTGTGCTGGTTCTTGCTAAGTATCAATATCAAATTGCGTTCGTAGCTGACCAAGAGATTAATCTTCTCGCTTGTTTAACTGAGATTATGGTGGAGTGTAAGTTTAAATGAGACTATTCAGAAGGACACCTCTGAGATATCCTGGTGGTAAGTCTCGTGCCACCAAGTTTTTACTTCCAAAATTTCCTAAAAATATTACAGAATACCGCGAACCTTTTCTAGGTGGTGGCAGTCTTGCGATTGCGTTTACTAGAAAATATCCAAACATTCCTGTGTGGGTAAATGATCTGTATAATCCTCTCTATACATTCTGGTGTGTTCTTCGTGATGAACCAAAGGAACTGTACGAATGTATCAAAGGATATAAAGAAGACTACGGCACTCCTGAACTTGCCAAAGAACTTTTCAATTTGATGAAGGATAATATCAATCATCCAGAAGCAGAAGACTTCTACCGTGCTGTAGCGTTTTACATTATTAATAAGTGTAGCTTTTCTGGTTTGTCAGAAGCATCTTCTTTTTCGGAACAAGCAAGTGAAAGTAATTTCAATATGAGCGGCATCAATAATCTTCCTTACTATTCTAAGATCATTAAAAACTGGAAGATTACTAATCTCAATTATTATGAATTAATCCATACCCAATCTCCTGTTGGAACATTTTGGTTCTTTGATCCTCCTTACGATATCAAAGATAATCTTTACGGTAATAAAGGTGATCTTCATAAAGGATTTGACCACCAACAATTTCATGCTTATATGACTCAAGGTAATATCAAAGACAAGTGGATGATTACCTACAACGATAATGAAACCTTACAAGAATGGTACAAAGATTATTCTCAAACTAAATGGGATTTGACTTATACCATGCGTTCTGTTGGTGATTACATGAACGAGCAAAAAGATAGACCAGAACTTTTGATTACTAATTATGAAACCAAGCCTGTCCGAATATCTGACTTCTATTAATCAGACGAAGAAGAGTGTAATAGTTGATGAAGAATCAGAAAAAGCATATCCACCTTTCATTGTAAACAAGTGTCTATCTGCTTTCCACGATACAGTTCTCTTTGCCAATGAGATGAATATGTATCCTCAGTTGGATAAGAAGATGCAATATGACTTTTTTATAAATAGTATCAACCCGCGTAAGCGATTTTCGCCTTGGGCGAAAAAGACTCAAGTAGAATACCTTGATGCGATTAAGGAGTATTATGGTTATAATGACAATAAAGCTCTACAGGCATTGAGAATTTTATCTAAAGATCAACTTGAACACATTAAAAATCTTGTAGACAAAGGTGGAAAACGATGACTCCTGATATTGAAGTAGAATGGAAGCAAGCTGATATGGTTGAGGTATCTCTCAATGAACCTGATGATTTCCTCAAAGTTCGTGAGACCCTAACTCGTATTGGTGTAGCATCCCGCAAAGAAAAGAAAATCTATCAATCTTGCCATATTCTTCACAAGCAAGGCAAGTATTATATCGTTCACTTCAAGGAGCTGTTTGCCCTTGACGGAAAGAATACCAATCTTTCAGTGAATGATGTTCAACGTAGAAACAGAATCATTCAACTTCTCAGCGATTGGGGATTGATTGCTGTTATAAAAGCAGATGCTATCGTAGATGTTGCGCCGTTGAATCAAATCAAGGTTCTTGCTTTTAAAGAAAAAGACGAATGGACTCTCGAAAGTAAATACAACATTGGTCGTAAGAAGACCGAAGTAACCGAATAATTTTGTAGGGGGGTCCACACTCCCTATTTTTATGCTCCTTGATATATAATATTAAGAGATGCCTTCGGGGTCTCAATTCAAAACTCGCTTATTTAAGGAGCAATCAAATGACAAACGCATACACTTGGGAAGTTTATAGCCCATTCAATGTAGGATTGGAAAACATTTTTAATCGACTGGATGCAATGTCTGGTCATAACACAAACTATCCTCCATATAACATCGTCAAACACGATAATGCTAACTATGAAATTGAAATCGCTCTGGCTGGATTTAAACCAGAAGAGATTGAGGTCTCTACAGAACAGAACATTCTCAGAGTTGCCTCTAAAGTTGAGAAACGAGATTCTGAGAGAGTCTATGTTCATAAAGGTCTCTCAAGACGTTCCTTCTCAAATTCGTGGCAACTCGCAGATGATGTCAGAGTATCCTCTGTAAACTTTGCGGATGGTCTATTAACAATTTTATTGGAGAAAGTTATTCCAGAGCATCAAAAACGAATTACATATGATATCGGTGCTAGCAGAAAAGAGCTTCTAACTGAAGGATAATTTGCTTGACAAAAATCAAAAAGATGCTATAATATTGCTGTTAACTATGTAAAAACTATGTTAGTAAAAGTTTTAAAATTAAACGGAGGAGAACAACTCATCTCTGGAATTGCTGAAATTACCAATGATGCTGGAGAAGGTATTGGATTTCAACTTACTCATCCATATCTTTTGAATCTTGTTCCTTCGGGAGACGTTGGTGAGGATGGTCAACCAAAATCATTCAATGTAAATTATACTCGTTGGGTTTCTTGTTCGTCCGAAAATTCTTTTCGAGTTCCTTACGCAGCAGTTGTTGCTATTGGTGAACCAGACGCACAAGTACTGGAAACTTATAGAATAAAATTTGGAGATTTAATAAATGACGACAGTGACGCCTTACCAGCCATTGATCCAGATATTATGCCTGAAGAACCTGGAGTATCTGATAGCTGAAATCGAAGAAAGGGAAGAAATCCCAGAGTGTCTGCTGACGAATCCGTATAAGATAACTGATCTTTCCTATTGGGATTATTCCAATCAAGAAAGAACGCATATCCCAAATCCAAATGCTTTATTTCTTGGCACTTCTGAAGAAAAAGAAAATGGTAAAGATGGAGAAGTCATCATTACTACTCAATCAGATTATCTTCTTTTGGAAAAGTTTCCCAAGTACACCAATCAAACTCAGATCTACATGAGAGCAGATGATATCCTGACCCTTTGCGATCCGACAAATTCTATGGTAGAATACTACAAGAAGACTGTGGGTTAAAGAATGAGGTTTTATACGAACGTCGAACAAGCGGGGAATCGTATCCTCGTTCGTGGTTATGAAAATGGTGAAAGAGTTCAATATCGTGTAAACTACAATCCAAGTTTGTTTGTTGTTTCTAACAAGCAAACAGATCACAAGAGCCTGGATGGTCGTTTCCTCAAGGAAGTCCGTCCAGGTTCTATTAATGATTGTAGGCAGTTTATCAATCAATATGAGGGCGTGGAAGGATTTGAAATTCACGGGAATACTAGATACTTATATCAGTACATCAACGAATCATATTCCGAAGATGAAATTCATTTTGATTCTTCTCTCATTCGCACATTCACTCTGGATATTGAAACTGGAGCAGAAAATGGTTTCCCTGATGTTGAATCAGCAGACCAAGAGATTCTCCTTATTTCTATCCGTGATTCTTTTACAAATCGCATCACTGTCTGGGGATCAAAAAGTTTCAAGAATGAAGACAGACAGGTTGATTACATCCACTGTAACGATGAGACGAAACTCCTTTCTAGCTTCCTCGGTTGGTGGCAGGAAAATACCCCCGATGTGATTACAGGTTGGAATGTTCAACTATTCGATATTCCATATATCTGCCGCCGCATGGATAGAATGCTTGGCGAAGACCACACAAAACTTCTGTCGCCTTGGAAACTAATCTCTTCTCGTGAGATTTATATCAAGGGTCGCAAACAGATTGCGTATGATATTCCTGGCGTTGCTTGTTTGGATTA